CAGGCGCTCAAATTGTTCGATCGCGATCTTTACGATTCGTTGTATGGATATACGAAAAGACAAGGAACGACTGAAGAAATTGTCGAAGTGTTTAAAGCATTTGTTCACCCTTATGCCACTAAGAAGGATTTCACTAACGGAATGAGATCTGCATTCAATCGAGCGTTCGTCAAATCATGTTCAGTCTTTAAGATTGGATATCTTGAACCCACAGATTGGAATATCGCAATTCAATTTTGTGTCGACGACACCTCCGCAGGGGCATCATTTAGAGGAAAATCTAAATTCGAATGTGCCGAAGAAGCATACAATCTTTCGATGTATGAAGCACACCTTATTAAAGGAAGCCCTGAACACACAGAACTCAGATGGGGTCCAACGCCATGTATGGTTGGATCGAGAGGTCACTTAAGTCGGTTAGACGAGAGAAAGATAAGACCGATTCACATTTACCCATTCGAGCGGATAATTCAAGAGTCGCTATTAACTGTTCCACTTAATCACTTGTTTAAGTCGAATCCAACTACGCCAATCCTATATGGAAAGGATACGTTGCAAAGACTCCTTGCATTTCTGAAACAGCCAAGAGAAGGCGCAACCTGCCTCCACATTGACTGGTCAAAATTTGACTCAACGGTTCCTCCCTTTATAATAAGAAAATCTTTCCAAATATTGAAACGTAATATAAACTTTGCAACTTGGGAAGGAGAACGCGTATCAGAAAATAATCGGATAAGATGGCATAGATTCTATAACTATCTTGAAAATTATTTCATTTATACTCCAGTTTGGTTACCAAATGGTGAGTTGATACGTGAGACGGGTGGTATCCCATCAGGCTCTGCATTTACGCAGCTAGTCGGATCGGTTGCTAACTATCTCGTACTCCAGTCTGTTTGTAACTATCTAGGTTACAACGTTCGAGAGATCAAGGTTCTAGGTGATGACGGATTCCTAATCATCGATGGTGACTTAGTTGACATCGACGCATTTGCTCGTGTTGCTAAAAGATTCTTTGGTATGACGCTAAACGTTAACAAAACAAAGCAGTTTGACGGTTTATCCGTAGAAAAATCTTTTCTAGGATATAATTTTAAATCTGGTTTGCTATACCGAGATTCGAAAGAATGGTTTCTATCAGCCCTTTACCCTGAGAGACTCGTTATGAGTGTGCAAGACTCGTTTTCACGGCTTGTCGGCTATTTTTATGTTGGTGCAATCAACGATGAACGGTTTTGTAGGTTTGTCGATTGGTTCCAGCGCGGTTATCCGATAAACGGAGAAGCTGAGTTCAAACCTGACAAAGACGCTGTTAAGAAGTTTAACTATGTATTCGGCATGAGGCCAGACACTGTACCCTTTTCAAAGATTACAACTCTAGAACTAACGTACAGATTAGTCCACGGTTGGATAAGCAAGAAATTGAGGACAATAAAATATATTTCGTGATCTATTATGATTGATTTTAC